AACTTTGGATATTAAATATGGCAGAAGATAACGAAGTAGCATTTGACACAGCAGATGTCACAGCAATGCAGGACAATGACCCTGCGCTAAAATCAGAGAGCGATGTAGTAAGCTTTGTACATGGTAGGTTCAAAAGAGCAGAGGATGTAAGACAACAGGACGAGCAACGATGGCTCAAAGCATACAGAAACTACAGAGGACTATATGGTCCTGACGTACAGTTTACCGAAACAGAAAAGTCTAGGGTGTTTGTAAAGGTAACAAAAACAAAAACACTAGCAGCGTATGGTCAAATAATTGACGTGCTTTTTGGTAACAATAACTTTCCTTTGACAGTAAATCCAACGAAACTACCTGACGGTGTAGCTGAATCGGTACACATAAATATAGACCCTAATGCAGAAAAGGGGCAAGACGAACTGCGACAGGCTTTTGAAGATAAACCTTCAGAGCCTTTTTTGTTTAAGCCTAATGGAAAGTTACAGCCAGGGGAAACACTGCAGGATTTACAGAACAGACTTGGTGCAGCAGAAAACAAGCTAGGTGTAGTATCCGAAAAGATAATAGAAGGACAAGGCACAACGAATACAACTGTAACCTTTCACCCTGCAATGATTGCTGCAAAGAAGATGGAAAAGAAGATACACGATCAGCTAGAAGAATCAGGTGCAAACAAACAGTTACGTAATACAGCATTTGAGATGGCTCTATTTGGTACAGGTATAATGAAAGGACCTTTCGCCTTAGACAAAGAGTATCCTAATTGGGGGGAAGAAGGAGAGTACGACCCACTAATTAAGACAGTGCCTTCCACAAGTCACGTATCGATGTGGAACTTTTATCCTGACCCTGATGCGTACAGCATGGATGAGGCAGAGTATTGCATAGAGAGACACAAACTATCTAAAACACAAATGCGTAATCTAAAAAATAGACCATACTTTAGGGAGGAGTCTATTGAGCTATGTTTAGATATGGGCGCTCAGTACGACAAGAAGTATTGGGAAGACGACATGAAGGACTACGCTATAGAAAACTATACAGAGCGATACGAAGTCCTAGAGTTTTGGGGGTACGTAGATGCTGATATATTAGAAGAGAACGGTGTAGAGATACCTGAAGAGTTAGCTGATGTAGAGCAGATAAACTGTAACATATGGGTGTGTCAAGGGCATGTGCTACGAATGGTGCTTAATCCATTTAAGCCTGTGCGTATACCCTACTACGCTGTCCCTTACGAGCATAATCCATACAGCTTTTTTGGTGTGGGTATTGCAGAAAACATGGACGATACACAGACATTGATGAATGGTTTTATGCGTATGGCTATTGATAACGCAGCATTGAGTGGTAACTTGATCATGGAGGTTGACGAGACTAACCTCGTGCCAGGTCAAGATTTATCTGTCTATCCGGGTAAAATATTTAGGAGACAAGGGGGTGCGCCAGGACAAGCTATTTTTGGCACTAAGTTTCCAAATGTAGCAGGCGAGAACATGCAACTATTTGACAAGGCACGAGTGTTAGCAGATGAGAGTACAGGCTTTCCATCCTTTGCTCATGGACAGACAGGCATACAAGGTGTGGGACGTACAGCATCAGGTATATCTATGTTGATGTCAGCAGCTAACGGTTCTATCCGTAATGTTGTCAAGAACGTAGATGACTATCTGTTAGCACCGATGGGTAAAGCGTTCTTTAGTTTCAACATGCAGTTTGACTACGATCCTGACATCAAGGGCGACCTAGAAGTTAAAGCTCAGGGTACAGAGAGCTTGATGGCTAATGAAGTGCGTAGTCAAAGATTAATGCAGTTCCTACAAGTTGCATCAAACCCTGCACTAGCACCGTTTGCAAAGATGGATTATATTATTAGAGAGATTGCAAAGGCTATGGATCTTGACCCTGATAAGGTTACGAATAGTCTGCAAGACGCTGTGATACAGTCTGAAATATTTAAGAAGTTTCAGGAACAGATGCCACAGCAACAACAAGCCCCACAGCCACCTGAAGGAGGAGCAGCACCTGCAGGAGCAGATGTTCAAGACCCAACAGGAGCAGGGGGAGGACAGATAGGTACAGGTCAAGCACCTGCACCAGGAGAAGAAGGGTTTACAGGTAATGTCTAAGATTAAAGAGTTAACGAATAACAAAGAACTATGGGAAGCTTTCGTAGAAGAGCTACAACGATCAATAGTAAACTATCAACGCACAATGGAGCAGACAGAAAAGCCATCTGACATCTACAGATTGCAAGGGGCTATCTCTGCTCTTAGACGCATGATGCAACTAAGGGACATGATGAATAATGGTAAAACCTAAAAAGAGTCTAGCAAAGCAAGTAGCAGAAGTTTTACCTGGTGTGGGTACAGCAATGGATGTTGCTGAAGTTGGTAAGTCATTAGCAGCAGGACAATACGGTAAGGCTGCTGTTGATGCAGGTATAGCTTTAGCAGGTGTAACTCCAATAGGACGAGGGGTTACACGACTAGGTAAATTTGCTTATGACGTTTTTAGGAAAGCAGACGATAAAGATATAGCGCTTAAAATGATTAAGGATAAAGACGCTAGAGATAATTGGGTAAAAGGCAAACAAAAAGAGCTTGGTATAGATTCTAATGATCCTGCTTACGGAGATATGGACTTAGTGCCTAAGGCAGAAATAAAAAGAAGACAGACTCGTAAATTTGCTGAACAAGTAGAGCAGTTAGAAAAAGATGAAATAACAGGAACAGAGTATAGAAGATTTATTAGGGAAAACCAACCTGCTACAACTTTTAATAAAGAAGATCTAGACACAATGATTCCAACTTTTGAAGATTTAGTTGGTGGGTTAGATGTTAAAAACGCAAACAAAGCAGCTAGTGGTGTGGTTGGACTTGACAGCACTATAGAAAAAGGGGCAGAGGTTACGGCTAGATTAGACATACCTGCCTATAACAACAGAGATATATGGGTTGCTACTTTAAAAAAGACTAAAGGGACAGCAGAGGACAAAAAATCTAAGTATGGTAGAACAGCAGTTTTAAAAGATGTTGAGTTTTATATAGAGGGTAAAGCTCCTAAAAAAACAACAAATGTAATGGACATAGGAAAAGGTAAAAGACAAAAAACACCTTTTGCTACAATGAAGGGTAAGTGGCAGGATGTATCTGATGAGGATGCTTTTGAAATGGCTAAAAAAGCTATAGATGATCCTTCTTATATTCAAGTGGGTTTTAATCCTGAAAGACACAGTTTCTTTTACGATAAAGCTACAATGCTTCCTGTATTTGAGGCTAAAGATATAATACAAGTAGGACCTTTAGTTTTAGCTAAAGTTCCTGGTGTTGTTAACTCTGCTCTTGCAGCAAGGACTCTTCCAAAGGCAGAGCGAGTAAAAAGAATAGGTAAATTAAAAGAGTTAAGAGTTGACACTAGTGGTAAAGGAGAGTTTCCAGGCAGACCAAGAACATATAAAGAAGGGGGAGTCGTACCAATGCAGGAACAAATGAAGTTTGCGTTTATGAACGAGGGTGGTGTACTCGCTGATGACGGTGTAGATCGTGACCCTGTAAGTGGTAACGAAGTCCCTGCAGGTAGTATGGCAGAAGAAGTGAGAGATGATGTACCTGCAATGCTCAGTGAAGGTGAGTATGTTGTACCTGCTGATGTTGTACGCTATCATGGCATAGACAAGTTTGAAGAACTACGAGATGAAGCTAAGATGGGTTTGTCTAGGATGGAAGCTGATGGACGTATTGGTGGACAGCCTGTAGAAGAACAAGAAGAGTTTCCATTTCCTGTCGAGGAGCTAGAGGGATTTAACGAGGGTGGTGCAGTAGGTGATACATATTCTAGTGTTACAGGTTCTGAGTTTAAAGCCAATCAACCTTATGGCGCAGGAGGAGGACGTTTTCCTGGTGTAGGCTTTGAGCTACGTAACTTTACTGATCCAAATACAGGCAGAACAGTTGTTATACCTTTCTTCAACGGAAGACCGATGCAGTACATACCACCTAACTTTTTAGAAGGGGGCGCTCCTACAACAGGAGGAGGAGGGAGTTTTGACCCTGTAGCAGACGAGCAGAGTAGACAAGAAGATGAAGCAGAAGCCGTTAGACAAAAGAATTTACAGAGTGGTATTGTTATGGCACAGCCCTCTGACCACGAAAAGTTTGTAGGTAAAAGTTATTCTGAATATAACAAAAATGATTGGAACAATTACATTAAAAATGCTGACAGTAAAACAGCAGACGTAACATCAAAAATACCTGTAGTTGGATTTTTACAAAGGATGAGTGAAAGAGCAGCACGTTCTTTTGCAGAAAAAGCTTTACGCTCAGGGGTTAATCCTGCAACAGAACAGCCTCTAACTTCAGAAGAAAAGATGACACTACAAAGAGTTTTAACAGTAGCGCCTAATACAAGTATGACAGAGGCTCTTATAAATGCTGTGACAGGTAAGGGTGAAACAATACAGGGAGTTCCGTTGTTTGAGCAGAAGGGTTTTGAAACAGACCTGCTACCTGACGTAGCTAGTTTTAAAGAACAAGGCACAACAAGACCACCAGAAAGACCACAAACATTAGGTGTGCCTTTCACTCCACCAACAGAAGTTGAAGAGCCACAACAATATTACGGACCTCCAGGTGAGTTTCAAAATGTTATAGCACCACAAACGCTGGCAGATGAAGCACAAGAAATAATAGAATATGCGTGGGTAGTTGTACCAGGAGTAAACGCAAACAAAAAGTTTAGAGTGGACAAAAGAGACTTGCATCTAGTGGGTGCGTCACCAAAAGATTCAGCAAGAGCAATCTTAGCCACAGATAAACACGGCATATTTGACCCTGTTCTTAGAAAGACCACAGGTAAGGGAAACCTCATACAGGTACACAGTGAAGGACCAGAAGGAGCAAAGGTATTAAGCAGACAGGACTTAGCTAGATACTCTGGTGCAGATGTTGGTGCAAACGCTTCTGAAGTACAAGACATCATAGAAACTAATGAGAATAAAGTTGATAAGAACAAGAAGAGCTTCATAGACTCTTTAAAGAACGCTTTTGATATGTCAGCAGGTGCTGCCACTCCTACAAGTCAGTCTATTCTCACAGGCACAGGGGGCGATGACGTAAGGGGAGGAGTAGCTCTTAGAGTTATACCTAATCAAGCCTTGGGAGCTAAAAACTCTGCACCATCTTTAATAACTAATGCTCTAGCTGATTTAGGGATAGACAGTAATACAGCTAATTACGGAGCTATCTTATCAAAAGTTTCTTATGAGAGTGACGGCTTTACAAAACTTTTTGAGGATTTAACGTATAAAGGCAAAGGAGATTACGCTTCAGTAGAGGATAGACTAAGAGATATTTTTAAATCAAAACTTGGTGTTAAACGAGAAGGTGGCGCTCTTACTGATAAGGAGATAAGAGATTTAAATATAATAAACAATCCTGTAAATTTTGGTAACTATGTATATGGTGGTGTAAATGGTAATACAGAAGAAGGAGACGGATTTAAATATAGAGGCAGGGGATACACACAGTTAACAGGAAGAGAAAACTATAGAAATGTAGGTAACAAGTTAGGTGTTGATCTTGAAAACATGTCAGAGCAACAACTTAATACGTGGTTTAGTGACCCACAAAACTCTGCTAAAGCTACGGCAGCATATGTTGCAGTTAGATCAGAAAACCCTATTTACGACTTTACTACAATGGCAGGTACAAATTTTGCAATAGGAGGAGAAAATCAAAACGTAAAGTTAGATCCAAAGTATGCAAATGTTAAAACACAAGTCGTAGCTAAGTTGCCTCCTAAGTCTCCTTTTGAAACAGGGACAGCCGTAGCACAACCACAGGACGTATCACAGTTTTACGGACAAAGGTTTGATCCTAGTAAGATAGGCACTGATCCATCATTAGGTGTGTCCCAACCACTACAACAAACATTTGTGCCACCACAAGCACCCACAGCAGACCAGATACGGTTAGCAGGTGGCGTAGACGCTTTTGCTAAACAACAAGCTGCTCCTATTATTCCCACAGAGCCAGACCCACTACAAGACCTACCTGTCGGTGTGTCAATAGAAGCTGATGGACAGTTCACAGGCACAGGTGGACTAGGTGCAGTGCAAGACGTAGACCCACTAAGAGCAGATATACAAAGTAGACTAGCTAAGAGTAAAGAACCAGAAACTGCAACTATGTTTAGAGGTCTTGGCGCAGAGTATGATAGAGCAAAAGAGCAAGCTAATCTAGCCACACTGCAAAAAGGTATACAACGAACAGGAGAGCTACAACCTCCTAGTTTAGAACAACAAATGGCAGGTTTAACAGGAACAGTGCAACCTTCTGTTGCATTTGGTTCTGCCCCTACTATAGGTGGTCTTGGACAAGTTACAGGAGTAAGTGGCACACTGCCACAGATAGGACCAACTGCACCACAGCCTGTTGCTCCATTTACTCCTTTGGGTAGACCTTCTGATATAGCAAAGCTTATGCCCTCAACTGCTGACATAGAGGCACAGAAAGCTGCTGAGGCGAGAAAGGCTAGAGAGCAACAAGAAAAGATGATTTACGAGGAAACACAAAAAAGAGTAGACGCACAAATGAAAGCAGCTAAAGCTGAAGAGGATAAAAAGGTTAATGCTGTAAAAGCTAAAGCTGCAGAAGATGCAAAGCGTAGAGAGAAGCAGGAGACGGATAGAGATAAGTTTGACTCTCAGGGTAATTTTGTACAGCAGTCCACTGATGATTTTGCAAGAGATGTTTACGCAAAGAACGTGGCAAGTGGTTACTACGAGCAATCTCCAATGTACGGAACTGCAGATCCTCTAGGTAGATACGACAGTGGTTCAGATGATAGCGACTCAGGTGGAGGTGACTCAGGTGGAGGAGGCTCTACAGGTGGTGGCTCTTCAGGAGGCAGTGATAAGTCTATAGTCTGCACAGAGATATATAGACAAACACAGCTTGCCGATTGGAGTAAAGCTATGAGAGTATGGGATACATATCAGAGGCGATACTTAACAATTGAACATGAGATAGGATACCATTGGCTGTTTAGACCTTACGTATCAGGAATGAAGAAGAGTAACCTGCTAACAAGGTTTGGTGCTTTGATGGCAGGTAGACGAACACAACACTTAAAACACGTTCTTACAAAAGGTAAAGCCAAAGATGATTTATTTGGTAACGTGTTTTGTAAAGTAATACATCCAACGGTGTATGTAGCAGGAAAGATAAAAAACTTTCTTGATAGTAAAACGAAGGCGACCTGACAGGAATGATTGTCAGCCCCAACAATAGGAGTAATGAATATGCCAGAGTTAGAAAACGTAGAAAAAGTAAAAGTAGCAGGGTTTGTTGATCCACGCCCACGCAAAAACAAAAACGCAGATCGCATCAAAAAGGATGAGGAGGAGTTGCAAGAACTTCTCAAAGCCAAAGAGCAAGGTGGACAACCTGCTGAGGAGGTCAAAGAAGTATCTGATACTAAAGAGGCAGACGAAGCAAAACAAGAGGATCAGAATCTTTCAAAAGAAGAGCAGTCTTTTAAGAAGAGATACGGTGATCTACGGAGACACATGGCAAGCAAAGATAAGGAGACTGAGGACAGAATCAAGGCTCTTGAAGATCAGCTATCAAAAGCTGCTAAAAATGAGTTGGTACTACCCAAGTCTGAAGATGAAATAGCTGAGTGGACTAAAAAGTATCCTGACGTTGCAGGTATAGTCGAAACAATAGCTGATAAAAAAGCTAGAGAAAGATCAAGCGATCTTGACAAAAGGCTTGAGAACATTGAAAAGATGAGAGTGGAGGCTGCAAAAGATAAAGCTGAGGCTGAACTTATGAAGCTACACCCTGACTTTTCACAAATAAGAGAGGACGACAAGTTCCACGATTGGGCAGAGGATCAACCTAAGTGGGTACAGGACGCTCTCTACGAGAATGTTGATGATGCTAAGTCTGTTGCACGAGTTATAGACTTGTACAAAATAGATGCAGGTATCACAACTAAAAAGAGCGATAGTAAAAAGTCGGCAGCTTCTGCTGTGAACACTCGCTCTAAGGCTTCTCCGACAGCAGACGAGTCTAACAACTACATTAGGGAATCCCAAGTAGACAAGATGTCAGACAAAGAGTATGCTAAAAATCAGGAAGCTATAATGGAAGCAATGCGATCAGGTAAGTTTGTATACGATTTATCTGGTGCAGCACGATAAAAAAGTGTTGACAAGGCATTTTTTCTAAATATAACTAACACGTACAAACAAAGATTGTCTGACTACCTACGACAAGTATAGACCCAATCTGTTTGAAATCATGTAATCAAACAACATTGCAACTCTAAAAAAGCGTAGCCTCTATAATCGTAAGTTTGTTATTAACGCCATAACAACTTTTACAGGAGGATTTATCATGGCATTTCAAACAGTATCAGGTTACGGCAACTTACCTAACGGTAATTTCTCGCCAGTAATCTATTCGAAACAAGTACAGCTTGCGTTTCGTAAATCGACTGTTGTGGGTGACATTACTAATTCTGACTACTTTGGGGAAATTTCTAACCAAGGTGACACCGTTAGAATTATTAAAGAACCTGAAATCTCAGTCAAACAGTACGCACGAGGTACACAGGTAACAGCACAAGATTTAGATGACGAGGACTTTCAACTCGTTGTTGATAAGTCTAACTACTATGCTTTCAAAATGGACGACATTGAGGAAGCACATAGTCATATAAATTTTATGCAACTAGCTACCGACAGAGCAGCATACAAGCTTGCTGACCAATACGACCAAGAAGTTCTTGGTTATCTATCTGGTTTTGCACAGTCTGCTATTGGCTCTGTTGCAAGCACAGCTAACTCAACCGTTAACGGAACTAAAGCCGTTAGCACTGCAGGTTCTGATGAACTTCTTACTTCTATGAAGTTAAGGAAGGACTCATTCGGAAACATCACCACATCATCAGCAGGGGATCACTCAATTCCTGTTGCTAACGTGCCAGGTGGGGCAACTGCTGTTCCGACAGCAACTGCTTCTCCAATGCAGATCGTCAACAGAATGAACCGTTTGTTGAATCAACAGCAAGTTGATACACAGGACAGATGGCTCGTTATTGACCCTGTATTTATGGAACTACTAGGTGATGAAAACTCTAAACTAGTAAATGCTGATTTCGCAGCAGCTGACCTTAAAAATGGTTTAGCTCTACCAAATCTAGCAGGTTTTAGAGTTTACGTTTCTAGCAACCTTCCTGCAGTTGGTACAGGACCAGGAACAACTGGCTCTGCAAACCAAAACTCAAACTTTGGTGTGATTGTTGCAGGACACGGCTCTGCCGTTGCGACTGCTGAACAACTCAGCAAAACTGAAACATACCGTGACCCTGACAGCTTTGCTGACATTGTTAGAGGTATGCACTTATATGGTAGAAAGATCCTCAGACCTGAGGCTATCGTTACTGCCAAATATAACGCAGC